GACAGTTAATGTGCCTCTATCGACAATGTTCTTGGACACTGCCAAGTTACCATTTAGCGAGGTATCATTGGAAACAAAGAGTTTTGAGTTTAATGATGCATCTCCAACAGTGAATAATTGACTATTCAAGTAAGTAATCCCATCGACAGTTAATGTGCCTCTATCGACAATGTTCTTAGACACTGCCAAATTGCCATTTAGCGATGTGTCATTGGAAACAAATAGTCTAGCATTGAGCGATGCATCCTCTGTGACAAACAAATTGGAGTTCAAATAGGTAATCCCATCAACAGTCAATGTGCCTCGGTCAACTATGTTCTTGGACACTGCCAAATTGCCGTTCATGGATGTGTCATTGGAAACAAAGAGTTTCGAGTTCAGCGATGCATCCTGTAAAACAAACAGATTGGAGTTCAAATAGGTGATTCCATCAACTGTCAAGGTTCCTCTATCGACAATGTTCTTAGACACTGCCAAATTGCCGTTCATGGATGTGTCATTGGAAACAAAGAGTCTAGAATTGAGCGATGCATCCTGTAAAACAAACAAATTGGAGTTCAAATAGGTAATCCCATCAACGGTCAAGGTTCCTCTATCGACAATGTTCTTAGACACTGCCAGATTTCCGTTCATAGAGGTGTCATTGGAAACAAAGAGTCTAGCATTGAGCGATGCATCCTGTAAAACAAACAAATTGGAGTTCAAATAGGTGATTCCATCAACTGTCAATGTGCCTTGGTCAACTATGTTCTTGGACACTGCCAAATTGCCGTTCATGGATGTATCATTGGAAACAAAGAGTTTCGAGTTCAGCGATGCATCCTGTAAAACAAACAGATTGGAGTTCAAATAGGTAATTCCATCAACTGTCAATGTTCCTCTATCGACAATGTTCTTGGACACTGCAAGATTTCCATTTAATGAAGTGTCATTGGAAACAAAGAGTCTAGCATTGAGAGACACATCGCCGGCAACAAACAACTTGCTATTCAACGAGACGTCATTGTTCATGACCATCCTTTGCCCAACTGTCAAATTCCCAGACACATTCACATTATTATACAAATTGGCAGTTTTCATAACAGCAATCGTCCCGCCAAAATAACTGTTTCCATATACAACAATATCACCAACACTATTGTAAATTCCAGTGTATGATCCATTCTGCGTACCCGTCAAACCAGTCACTGTTGCGCGAACCCATTGTGACGGACCGGTTGGTCCAGTATGCCCCTGTGGTCCGCGCTCACCCTGTCCACCCACATCTCCCTTGGGACCTTTAATGTCTCCAATGTTTGCCCATGTGTTTGCATTGACAGTGAAATCCGCATTTATAACGGTAGACACCCACATCGATTTGTCAATCACATATGCATCTCCAACCACATTTACGTTTGGCAATTCAGCAGTCGAATTCACAGCACCCAACAACTTGATTGTTCCCGGATTAATGCCACCAATTAATGAACCGGCAGGCATTGACAATTTGCCATCACTCGATGATATTGCCGCATCCCCCACATAAATAGTGGAATTTGATGTGTGAATCGTCTTCACCCAAATTTCATTAAATCGAAATCCAGTGCTTCCAATATTCACATAATCATGCGTGAATGGCATCACATCTTCATAAAACACACCACTGAAATTGCCAGTTGGACCAGTATATCCTTCGGCACCTGTGTGACCAGTTCTTCCTGCTTGACCCGTCATTCCGGTTGGTCCTGTTGCTCCTGTATTAGTTGCCGACCCTGCTGCGCCAGCAGCACCTGTGGGTCCTGCTATGCCAGTAGGTCCTGTGGGTCCAGTATATCCTGTATAACCAATCTCACCTGTAGGACCCGTCATGCCAGTAGAACCAGTTCGTCCTGCCATGCCAGTTTGACCAGTGGTTCCTGTTAGTCCCATGGGTCCAGTTTGACCAGTGGGTCCGGTTGGACCAGTGAACCCAGTAGGTCCAGTATGCCCTGTGTGTCCCATTGCACCTGTTTGCCCTGTGGGTCCAGTGAAACCCGTGGGTCCCATCGCACCGGTTTGCCCAGTGGGTCCCGTGTTACCGCGTTCACCGTCATTGCCTTGTGGTCCAACAAATCCTCTTGGACCTGTTATTCCAGTAGACCCAGTGACGCCAGTGTGTCCCATAGGTCCCGTTGGTCCCGTTCCATTTGGTCCAGTCGGTCCCATTCTGCCAGTGGTGCCAATAGGTCCCGTTGGTCCTGTTCCATTTGGTCCAGTGCTTCCTGTATTACCAGTGGGTCCAGTAGGTCCGGTTGTTCCGGTGGGTCCAGTCGGTCCCGTACCAAGCGGTCCCGTGTGACCCGTATTTCCAGTATATCCTGTTTGACCCGTAGGTCCCGTGCCCAATGGACCTGTGCATCCAGTGTATCCTGTCAGACCTTGCGGTCCCGGATTGCCCTGCGGTCCCATTGAACCCTGGATTCCCTGTATTCCCGTGTAACCAGTCAGTCCCTGTATTCCCTGTGGTCCTGTATAACCCGTTGGTCCCGTGCCCAACGGACCCGTGCATCCAGTATTTCCCGTGGGTCCAGTAGGTCCCGTTGGTCCCACAGAACCAGTTCTGCCAGTAGGACCCGTGTCTCCGGTGTCACCAGTGTCACCAGTGTGTCCTGTATAACCAGTCGGTCCAGTGCAACCAGTAGGTCCAGTGTGTCCCCTAGGTCCCTGTATTTCGCCCACATCCACCCAACCAGTATTAAACTCAATATCCGCATCAGGACGCGTAGATACCCACAAATGCCCATCTATCAAATAACCATCTCCTACAGAACTAGTAGTGGGCAAATTTGCAGTACTCGGCAAAGAATTATGAATGATAATAGTTCCTGTATGAACTCCGCCAATGGTAGTTCCTGCTGGCAAATCCAATACACCATCCACAAATTTCACAGAAACGCCGTCAATTAATAACTCTTGTGTATAAATTTTGCTGAATTGTGAATTCACATTTCCTATAGTAAATGTGTTGGTTGAAATAGGAATTGCATTGTCGGTTACAATTCCACTAAAATATCCAGGACCATTGCCATTTCCACCGCCTTCAATTGCCTTCAATGTCAAGTTGTTGGAGGCATTTTGAACTTCCCTTGCTTTTGGATTATTTGAATTCATCCTGTGCGTATATATATACTATTTATCTATATGAATATTTTGTAAACTTTACTAATAGGGGAACCCATGGTTCCCCCTATGACCCCCTCCTTAAATTTATAAATGCATTTAACCGCGTTGCTAAGGGCAACAAAGTTTACCTTAGCAACGCTAATTGTAAAGGCGAAGTAAGAGGGTATAACTGCTACCCGAATGGTGGCAGTTATACGTGGATATTCCTTCGGACGCTTAAACCTCTGGTTGCTCATTGATTGCACCCTCGTACATTTGCCCTAATGAAAAATATTCGCATTGTGTGGAGCAAATTTGAGAATGTCTAAAAACCCCGTCTGTTTCTGCGAAAACTCTATTGGAAACTCGGACGAACCATAGATTTCCTGTAGAAGTAACCATTCAAATAACCCACCGATGTAAACAAATGCATTGAATCCCAGTTCACACAATTGTTTATATCGCCGCATAACTTTGTGAAAATCATCCGTGTTTTTTCCATAAATTATGATGCGGGTGTCACCTTGTTTGGATGCCGACAATAGAGAATTGATAATTGTTATTTCTTTGTCTATTGTCAAGGTTCCTTTGATTAATACAGATTGGTCTGTTTCATCCATCACATGTATGAGAATGTGAGTATTTTCCTTGATGTTGTCAAAATTTACTGTCCTAATTTGCGAGTCGGCATTTCCCATTTTATATTTCATTAGTGCGCAAACTCTATTTCTTTTTGTGTGTTATTTTTCTTTGGACCTTGACCTTTACGCCTTTTTTGGTTCTTTGTTTAACCCCTTTAATTCTTTTATCTCCAGAGGAGTTAACCCTAAGAAATTGCTCATCTTCATCCACCGTTTCTGAACTCATGATTTCCTTGATTTCATTGCCCACCTTGTATTTTCTGTGATATTTGCCAACACACATGAGTTTAATATTCTTCTTTGAAAACAACGGTCTATTGTTTGGCAACTGATGATGATTTTTCACAATGCGTTTACACAACGATTGTAAATCGGCAAATACACGGTCATTATTCAAATTGTATCTGGGATTGCGCAAATCAAACGACTCTATTACAAACCCATTTTGACAATTGGCGCGATGATGCACATTTGCCGGACGATTGTCCACCAAAAATGTATTTGCCTCGGTGAATTCCCCCGGAAATGTTTCCATGATTCGGCGCACATCTTTTTCTTCATATCCGCGACGTAAATCCTCGCGAATCTCATCCACCGAATACACAAATCGAAATGGACTTTTGTCTAAATTGAATTTCTCACATATTGCCCTTTCCACATATTTAGAATATGCCGCATTGCCATATGTCCAAATTCCCAATGCAATGTTTGGTTCTATAGGACCCTTAGCAAATTCCAGAAATTGCCGAAACCCCGGGCGAAAATACAACACAGATCCATCATCACTATTCCTGTATGAATCCAAATTTGTGGTTTCTCCCTTCCATGGAGTTTTGTGATACTGTGCAATTGTTTCGTCAATATCAAAAATCACACAAAGTTGCATATTCGACATATATATATAATATTTGATACCTATTTAGAATTATCAAGTGTGTTATTATAGTTATTATGTCATGCCCATGTTGCGTATCAAATTATAATAAAGGAACAAAAACAGAAATCAAATGCTACTTTGATGACTGCAATTTTTCATCATGCAAAGAGTGCATCCGCACCTATTTAACCGGAACTGTCAATGAACCCCACTGCATGCATTGTCGCAAAAAATGGAACCCAGAATTCACAAAGGCGTCGCTGAACGCCTCTTTCATGCAAAAAGAATACAGAGACCACCGCAAAAATATCTTGGTCGACCGCACCATTTCCCAAATACAGGAATATTATCCTGGCGCAATCGTAATTAGTCAGCGCCGCAAAGACAATGTGGAAATCGGCAAAATACAGAGCGAAATTGACCGATTGCATCAACAAATAAACGAAAAACATAATCAAATTAGTGGCATTCGTCAGAAAACAAATGCGGCAGCAGATGCTAGTGCAGGCGAACGCCGCAAATTTGTCATGCCTTGTCAAACAGATGGTTGTAGAGGCATGCTTTCGACGGCATACAAATGCGAACTTTGCGAGAAATTCACCTGTTCTAAATGCCTGGAATCAATTGATGGCGACAAAGATGCGCACGAATGTGTGCAGGCAAATGTGGAAACTGCCGAAGAAATACGGAAAAACACGCGACCATGCCCCAACTGCGGGTGTCGCATTAGCAAGATCGACGGTTGTTTTGCCGAAAACACCCCAATTTTACTGTGGAATGGAGAAATCAAAATGTCCCAATATGTGTGCATTGGAGATGAATTGGTTGGCGATGATGGAAACAAAAGAATAGTAGAAGATGTGTGCAGCGGAGAAGATTATTTGTATGAAGTGCAACAAAATAATGGAAACACATATGTGGTGAATTCAAAACATACACTTGTATTGCAAGAGTGCGTTGATGAATCATCAATTTGCGGTGAAATCATTCACAAGACCATTGATGAATATATGAAATTGACAAATACCATGAAAAATAAATTGTATGGATTAAAAAGTCGCAATGGAATAAATTATGAAAATTCCACTCCAAATAACGATTATTTTAAAACATCAATTTCAGTTAAAAAAGTAGGATTTGGAAATTATTATGGATGGAATATAAATGACAATCACAGATTTGTTCTCAGTGATTTTACTGTAGTAAAAAATTGTGACCAGATGTGGTGCATCGAGTGCAAGACCGCGTTCAGTTGGTCGAAGGGCACCGTGGAAGTGGGTATAGTGCACAATCCGCACTATTTCCAGTGGATGCGGCAAAATGGCGGGATGCCTGGAGTGCCCGGTGGGGGATGCAACGAAAACCGCCTGAACACCCAATTGTCGTTTATTCGCGATTTCTTCAGCATGTTGGAAAAATCCGTGACTTATGAAAATGATTTCATGGAGAATTGCAAAAAATGCGGATACACAATGGACGAATTGAAATGCATCATGCCATTGGTTTATGCCAATCACAGCATTATTAAAAAAACAAAGGAGTGCGAAGAATTGGAGCGAGCAAAACGCGTTTTTTCATCCAGTTTTTTCGTGAATTTTCACCGGTTCATCATACACACTGAACATGTCACATTGCGAGACTTGAATGACAAGATCCGATTTCGCAACAACGAAAATTATCCAATTCACATGTATATTTTAGGCGAACAATCGCGCGAAGAACTGTCCGATTTTTTGGTAAAACGCGACATTGCAAATGCGCGGGATATTTCACAAAGGGATATTGTGGAGGCGTGTGTGATGGTTGGAAAGCAGATTTTGACCGATTTGCACACCGAATTGTCGAGCATGGAGATTGACTTTTCGTGGCGTCTGATATATGACCAACTGGTTGCAATGCGATTTTCGCGAACAAATACATCGCTCGATTATGTGAAAGACAAGATGGTGGAATTTTCCAAATTTTACACTGTATTTTTCAAACCTCATAAAGAAAGCATCGAGAATTTGTACAGACTGTGCTCTGTGATAACAAACAAATACATGCGCGCCATAAATCAATATTCGGCATATTCAAATGCTGAGATGGTCAAACACTTGATTTTGCATAATAGCAAGAAACAGTTGTATATGTGGGATTCCGATGTTGAGAATGCGCGCATTTATAAATTTGATTGCAAAGAATCATTGACGAGTGGCGTTGAATATTTTAGATACGAATTGGAAAAATACGAAGATGCACATTGCCGTTCTTGAAAATTGATTTGAAATGGCATTCAAAAAACATAAAGGCATAACATATAGAAAAAGTAAAAATGAAGTTTTGTGTAAAGTGCGACAACATGTATTATATCTCTATCGACAACGCCAATGATGACCAGTTGATTTATTATTGCCGATTTTGTGGTCATAAAGATGAGAATTTGACGGAGGAAGGCGTGGTCGTTTTAAAAACTCAATATAAGAAGAATGAGCAAAAGTTCAATCACATGGTGAATCAATATACGAAATTGGACCCCACGTTGCCGCGCATTTATAACATGAAATGCCCCAGCGCGGAATGCCCGACCAATAATTCGTCTGGGTCTTCATCAGCATCGGCATCGGCATCGGCATCTTCCACAACACCCTGTGAGATCATTTATCTCAGATATGATGATGACAACATGAAGTATCTGTATATATGCACCACGTGTGATACCAGTTGGAAGACGGACGATAACAAATAAGCGAGGGCGCAGACGCCCTCGACTCCGTCTAGCGTTGCTTCGCTAACGCATTCAAAGAATGGATTAATTCAAATGTCACATGGGGTGACTTGCCACTTTGTTTTTTTCTGATTACAAATAAACCATAGGTTGCTTTGTAATATGTCTTGCTCCCGCGCAGCGGGCAATAGCAATAAGGGCGCGCAAAGCGCGCAAAGCGCGCATAAGAATGCATCAAATAAAAATAAAGGAGAGGTCCTGGGGATAGCACCGTAGGTGCTACACTTCTAGGCGCCAAAGGCGCCTTGGAACCTTGGTTCCCCGTAGGGGGTGCCGAGGGGGTGAAACCCCCTCGAAAATTGATTCTCAATTCAATCAATTGTTTGAAATATAATATAAAATAAAGACATATTATATAATAAATGGCAGATTTTGAAGAAGAGATTTTATCCGGTTCTGATTCCGATGTTGACTCTGATGTTGAAGATGTTCCAATTAAACCAAAGAAGATTTTAAATGTCAAAAAGATTGGCGATGATGAAGGAAGTGATGAAGACGAAGATATCAATACAGATGATGATGAACCCATTGACAATACGTTTGACGATGAAGACGAAGATGATGCTGACAAATATGTATTAAGAACACTTAGTGATGAAGATGAAACCGAAGAAAGCAAAAAACAAAAACGCAGGCAAATCGGTTTAAGAGACGAAGATGAAACTTTCGAAGAAAGTGATGATGATGAAGACGATGACAATGACGACGAAAATTATTTGCAAAAATTTAGTGAATCATTGAAAACTAATGTGATAGAGAAACACCATCCCGAACTCATGGTTCATAATCACCACGAAGTAGAAGCAATGTCGCGTGTTGTGCGCGACGAAAATGGCAACATTATAGACCCGTTGCACAAAACGATGCCGTTTATTACCAAATTCGAAAAGGCGCGACTCCTCGGCGAACGCGCCAAACAAATTAACGCCGGCGCGCAACCCATGGTCAAAGTGGATGACGATATTATCGACGGTTATTTGATTGCACTACAGGAATATCAAGAGAAGAAAATCCCGATGATCCTGTGTCGACCCTTGCCCAATGGTGGGTGCGAGTACTGGAAATTACAGGATTTGGAGTTAATCTAAGGGAACCAAGGTTCCCTTATGATCCCTCCCACGAGGGCGCCTGTCTTGCACTATAGGTGCAAGCGTCGCATCCTTCGGAAGTTATACCCTCGGCACCGATTAGCGTCGCTACGCCGACGCATTGTAAATATTTTTTTAACTGCATCAATGAGGTCCCATCGGGACCGAATGATGCTAATCGGAGCCGAGGGTATAACTGCCAAAGGCAGTTACACGTGGGGCAACTTTGTTGCCCTACGATTGCGCCCTCGAAAAATTGATTCTCAATCGCATTTGCGTCCAACAATAATATAGAAAGAATTTTCCCTATTATTCATACAAAATGTCATTCAATTACGAAATCAAAAACCCCACCACTTTCCGACAAGGCATGCGCACCAAGTTTGCCGAGAAATTCTGCGAACCTCATGGTATCGACGCCAACTTTGCCATCAATCTCGAAATCGGCGCGTTCAATTTTGCTATCCAAGAATCCAACAAATTAAAACTAATTAAAAAGTGGGACAATCCAGCATTTGTGACCCTCTACATAAACCGGTTGCGAACTCTGTTTGCAAACCTCGATAATCAGGAACTCATCAGTCTTGCCAAACAGGAGGAATTGACGCCCAAAGTTCTCGCGTTTATGACTCATCAGGAGATGAACCCGGCACTCTGGAAGGATATGATTGCGCAGAAAATGCGGCGCGATGCGGTAAAGTTCTCTACAAATGTGGAGGCGATGACCGACATGTTTGTGTGCAAGAAATGCAAGTCGCGCAAGTGCACTTATTATGAGTTACAGACGCGGTCGGCAGATGAACCGTCGACCATTTTCATTTCCTGTTTGGACTGTGGAAAACATTGGAAGCAATAGAGGATGGTTATTTGCGTTTGGGTCTTTTGTTCAGTTTATTTCTAAAAAATTTGCGCATTGTTT